GTGTTACCTATTACAACACAATAAGGCGTCTTAAACCTAATATTGTCGCTTGTTAAATTACGAAAAATTGCACAAAATTTATCAGCTAATGCGCGGGCAGGTAATTCACCCTGATTTTGCGGTGTGAAAACTTTTACATTTAAAATATTCGGGTGCCGGTGAATGTTTGTTAAGCCGCCGATGCTCACTTGTTCAGCAGTTCCATTCATAATAAAAAATCTGATGTGTGCTATTTTATTGCCATTAACATCGGTTGGCACAGCAGAACTGATACCCGGCCACAAAATAGGCGAATAGGCAACAAAAGGCGAACCAGTGCCCCATGCGCTTGATAGTAGTGTTGCGACCTTTGAAAATTCAGTTGAATAGCTTGTTGCAGCGGTCATATAGCACCTTGTCTATGTAAAGTCACAAATTCACTTTTGCTTGTTGCCAAAAAAGAGCGCATTTCGTTAATGCTTATCTGAAGCATTCCGGCAGGAGCTTTTACGCTAGAGTGCCCGCCAAACTCAATTCTAAGCACATACGGCATAGCGTTGTTAATCCAGATAATCTGACCTAGTTTTGCATTAGCCATTTGTGTCAATGCCGCATCAAGCACGCCTTTTTCGCTTGCGGTTAAGCCTTGCCCCTGTTTTGCGCTTGTCGTTTTGTTGGCGGGCGCAGTATCTTGAGAGCCGATGCTAATTGTCCACGAGCCGCGCAAGGTGCCTTTATCAACCGGCGTTTTTTGCATAATCATGCCGTAAAGTTTAAGCGCAATCCATTTTTGAAAAGCTACAAAGGTTTCAGGTAAAATCTGATCTTTAAAGGTTTTCAGATTGGCAACAAATCCGTTAAGCGTCCTATCCTTGATAAACTGCCCGAAAGCACCATGTCTGCGAGTTGTTGCCATGTTATCTAGCCTGAGCCGTGAACGTAGCACCGGCAGGGTCTTTCCGAACGGGCGATACTATCAAATAACGCCTTGTTTCGCCGACACGGTAAACGCGGTCATCAATAGCAGGCTCAACCGCCATGGAATCGGCAAGGAAAAGAATCTTGTGATCTTCCGCCTTAATCTTTTCGCCGTCTATTTCGTGATACTTAAACTGTGTAGTAATGGCCTTGCAGGCGTATTCGGCTTCGGTAACAGTGGGGTTTTCCCACGGGTTAGTTGGAGCGGTAGTCGTGCTTTTCACCAGCACAAAATCCAGAAACGTGCTATTCAACGCGCTTCCGATGATTTGTTTAATGCCGCCGTCGAGCAATCCCATTGTTTACCCCAAAACCATATCGTATGAATCAATGTTGCTTGCAGAAGTGCCGGTAACAAGATCAGCAAGAAGGCCGTCGATAGCGGTGAACGTGGTGGTAGAGTTTGCACCATCCATATACTCAACCTCGACTACATCGGCCTTTACTCGCTTAATCTCGCCGCCGCGCTCAAGGTCTGGAGTCATACTGTTAGCGCTTGCAAGCTCTCTCAATGCGGCTTCACAAACTGCTTTTTTCAGAGCAGCAGGAATTAAATCATCGTCTAGCGTAGTGCCGTTTACATCGACGTTTTCACGGGGCCATTCAAGATTCTGCGTGCCGTATTCTGTCGGAGTGCCTTTCCATTTGCCTTTATAGATCGAGTCTACCGCCTGAGTTGCGCGGATAATTGCATATTGCTGATTTGAGTCGGAATCTGCCGCCCATGCGCTATTACCGCGCAAAGCATGATAAGCAAGGGCGTAATCGTATGTCACATAGCTATTAGCGTCGGCAACGATTGAGCCATCTTCAACTATCAAAATGTCAGGTGAGGGCATGTGAGATTCCTTTCAACTCAGCGATTAACGCTAACTAGTCGAACTTGGCAAGCTTACGAGAGCGAGCCGAGATGGATTTTTTTTCAAAAACTGGCGCTGTTTCGACAACTTCGACAGGCTTTTCAACTTCTGCTTTTACTCCTTCTTTTGCCGATTCTGACACGATTTCAGCATCAACGGCTGCGGTCTGTTCTTTTGAGCCAATTGGATCTTTAACAATCGGAGTAATCGACCACAGATGCGGTAGTTTCAGCAAATAATCTTTGCCGTCGATTGTGTGAACATCTACTATCGAACCATCAAGCTTGTTGTATAGGCGCATATATCCATGCGGCGCTCTTGATATATCGCTGTTCTCGATATTTTTCTTTTCGGTAACAATTTTCATAAAAACTCCCGTGAGATGTTAATTTATTTGAGTGTAAGGGGAGATAGAATATATCTCCCCTTATCGCGATATCATCTAAGCAGGGACGAGATAAGCAACATAGCTCAGAGACGCGGCAGGACTATTCGCTGGCGATGCGTTGGTGATAGTCGCGTATGTGCGGACATACCGTTTGACAACGCCATTGTGAACGTTGCAGAACGGCAGTTCGAAGCGTCCGGAAGCAAGCGCTGTATCTCCAACGAGCGGAGTCGCGTTGCCAAGCTCAAGGACTGCGACATTGTAGATATCGCCCGTGAAAGTGGCAGAGTCCGAAATCTGAATATTGATAACGTGTTTTTCACTTGCTCCGACAGACGCGGATGCTACTTCTACGATGGCCTTGCAGTTCATGCGGCTCTCGGCATCGCCGAGATCAATGATCTTAGCCGTAGAGCCTACTACGCCAGCAGCAGACTCGGTAATAGCAGCAGTCGTCGGCTTATGAAGAACGGTCGAGGCATCATATGTGCCTAGATTAATTCTTGCGCTCATTTTTGAAATCTCCTAAAAAATTAATTTAATTGGGCGATGCGATGAAGCATCTCCCGCGAAAGTTACGCAGTCACAGCACCATCGATGATGTCGCGAAGCCTTGCGGCAGAGCGACCATGAAGCAGACAGAATGAGGCATACCACTGGACACGCGTGCGATACACCGGCGATGCTTCGATAAGACCGAGATCGTCTACCTGCATCCCACCGGCAGCTTGAATGCCCGTCAACATGCCCGGCATCAGCGATACCACGTAAATACTTGTGCTGACAGCAGACGCGGGAGAACCAATGGACGCGGTTTCGGTGAAGGTAAGAACGGTGTCTTTTCCTGACGCATCGGCTATTTCAACGACTGGAATGCCGTTATACAGCATGACCGATTTCCCGAACTGGTCAACACCCATCTGAATGTTCCCCGCAACCGACGTGTTTCGCGCCGCTGCCGAGAGTCGGCGTTTGAGAGCCTTATTCAGAAAAATATGAGTCGGATTGGCAACCGCGTCGATGGCTTCGTCGAGTTTTGCCAGAGACAGCGCAGCAGCAGCGGATGTTCCGTTTGAAATAACCTGATCGCCGGTCAGACGATTCTGCAATCCATCAGGTTCCGCAGGGGTAGTAGAGTTATCGCCCTTGAAAAACGCACGCTGGAAATCCTGAGTAATTGCTTTGATTTTCATCGCTTCATGCACAGAGCGAGACTCTTCGCCCATGGTGTCGATTATAAAGCTATCTACGTCTACTTCGCCGCCCGCAATTCTGAGAGGCTCAACGATAGGATTGATAACGCCGGTGGAAGCGGTGAACGATTCATTCACACCACGGAATGCGACAGCAGGGAGAGAACCTTCCTGCGCGTAATTGAGAGCACCACCGTTGATATCGGTGAATGGGAGATACCGCATTACGGCGTTAGACTCACCGAACATCTGAACAACTGCGCCGCGAACATCTTCACCATTGCTGATGTAAAGTTTTGCGGCCTCAATAAGTGTTATTGCAGCCATTTTAAAAACTCCTTAATTTTTTAAAGTCCAATGACGATTAGTTTCCACGCATCGCCGCGAGCTTGCGGGCAGCATTCAGCCTTTCCGCAGGAGGAAGATTTTTGTTGGCGAGCGCTTGAGCTTCCGGCGTATTAGCGTTTCCACGCCCGCCCGAGTTCATGCCGCCGCCGGGGTTCTGCCTACTCTTGAGAATCGCGTCTTTGTGAGGGTATTTCTTCACCATCAGCTCCAACGCCTCCTCAAAATCAGCAACCTCGGTCAACTTTTTCTCGCTCAGCATCGGGCTTCCGTCCTCACCAAGCGCGATTACCTTGTCATCTTCGGTCACCTTAAATCTGTGGCCGAAAGCCGCTTCAATCATGTCGGGCGGCACGGCCACATTTTCTTTAATAAACGCGCTATTCAAAAAATGGTTTTTGATAGTGTTTTTCGTAAGTCTCGATTCAAGATTCTGAGCCTTTTCGCTAATCGCCTTGAGCTTGTTTTCGTAGCTCTGAGTAGTTTCCGTTAGACGCTTATCGGCAAGCATCTGAAATTCAGCTTTCAGCTTGTCGAGTTCGCCAGCTTTCGTCATGTCAACCTGTTTCAGCTTCTCAACCGCGTCGAGATTGGCTTTTACTGTTTCAAGATCAAATCCTTCAAACTGCTTGAGTGCTGTCTCGGTTTCCTTGTATTTCAAACGCCATTGCTTGTTTTCTTCTCCGAGCGTGTGATACTTGTTGAACACCTCATTAGCGTCGAGTGCAATCTCAGTGCCCTTTTCCGCGTCCACAAACACCGGTTTGCCGTCCGACAAAACCGCAGCCCCATTAGCGTCAAGTTTTAATTTAAAAGCCATGATCTTCCGAACTCCTTTTTTTTGAGTTTTCCAACTCGTTTTTTTTGTGGTATATTTGCCACAAACGTATAGCAATTTTACCACTACGCGGTAATAATACCGCTTA